TGCATCAATAATATAATCATGTGGTTGTAAAGTTCCTATATTCATATTTCTCCAATATTGTTGTAAATATTGTTTTGATTGTGTATATTTTTCACTATTAATATCAGAATATTCATTATTTATAGATTTAATTTTGAAAAAACTATTTAATGTATCGATATTTTGATTTACATTTATTGAATTGCCCGATATTTGCTTTTTTTGTTCAAAAAAATCAAATATATATTTAGAATTGTCTAATAAATACCTTTTCTTTTCATGTTTTAAATCTCGTATTTGCGATGTAATGGTTTTTATTTGGTCGCAAATTTCCATATATTCACTTACCTGACCTTTATTTAATGTTGGTATAATCGCATTTAAACGTTTTTTTTTATTAATAAGGTTCGGTATAGTTTCTTCTTTATGTTCTTGAAATTTTATTAACATAGACTGATGAGTTTCATCAATCGTATTAATTATGGTATTTTTTTTATTCATAATTATATAATAATTTAGGTTTTTATATATTTATGACGGTTAATATTAAATTCAGAATTTCAAATATATATTGTAGAAAAACAAACTCGTAAAAGTGGAAAAAAATCAATGTAACTATTCTTTATATGCCTACCAAATTAAACATAGATTTACCATCCAATATTAAATTAGATAAAGCAGTTTATCAACGAATGATATTTATAACAAATGCTTTAGAACAAGGATGGACAATCAAGAAAAAAGAAGATTCTTATATATTTACCAAAAAACATGAAAATCGCCGTGAAATATTCCAAGAAAATTATTTAGAAAGTTTTGTAACAACTAATATTACCAATATATAAAATTAAGTAACTTATTTAATTTTATACGTAAAATCGAGCTAAAAAGATATAAAAAATATATAAAAAAATAAAAAGCATATATCAAGTAAAAAAAGTAAAAGTTGATGCATTTAGGAAAAATAAAAAAGAATTAATTATATTTTTCTGAAATTATTTTCTTTGTAGAAGTATATAGAATAGAATTCTAAGATGGCTGGTGGACTTATGCAATTAGTCGCTTATGGCGCACAAGACGTGTTCCTTACAGGAACCCCCGAAATTACCTTCTGGAAGGTGTCTTACAGACGCCACACAAACTTCGCCATGGAAAGCATTGAACAAACTTTCTCTGGTCAAGCCGACTTCGGCCGCCGTGTTACATGCACAATCAGCCGCAATGGCGATCTTGCTTACCGTACATACCTTCAAGTCACTCTCCCTGAAATTAACCAATCATCTGCTGCTTACGCTCGTTGGTTAGACTGCCCCGGAGAACAACTCATCTCTCAAGTTGAAGTTGAAATTGGTGGCCAACGTATTGACCGTCAATATGGTGACTGGATGCACATCTGGAACCAAGTTACCCTTTCCAGCGAACAACAAGCTGGTTACAACAAGATGATTGGTAACACCACCGCTTTAACATACCTTACTGACCCTGGATATGCCGCTGTTAACGGACCCTGTGCTTCTACTGCCGGCCCTGCCCAAGTGTGTGCTCCCCGTAACGCTCTTCCCGAAACAACCCTTTACGTTCCCCTTATGTTCTGGTTCTGCCGCAACCCTGGACTTGCCCTTCCATTGATCGCTCTTCAATACCACGAAGTTAAGGTCAACATTGACTTCCGTCCTATTGGTGAATGCTTATTCGCCGTTAAGGAGGTTGGTGCTACTACTGGTTCTCAATCTGCTCCTGCTGCTTACCAAAACTCCCTTGTGGCTGCATCTCTCTACGTTGATTATATCTTCCTTGATACCGATGAACGTCGCAAGATGGCACAAAACCCCCATGAATACTTGATTGAACAAGTTCAATTCACTGGTGATGAATCTGTTGGTTCTTCCTCCAACAAGATCAAGCTCAACTTCAACCACCCTTGCAAGGAACTTGTCTGGGTTGTCCAACCTGACGAACACGTTAACTACTGTGACTCTTTAGTCGCTGGTCAAGTTATGTACAAGGCTCTTGGTGCCCAACCTTTCAACTACTCTGATGCCGTTGATGCTTTACCCAATGCCCTTTCTGCTTTCGCCGCAAAGGACACTCTTTCTGGTGCTGCCGAATTTATTAATGACGGTATGTTTGAAGCCGCTGGTGGTTCTAATGCTGAATCTGATGCTGCTTCTTTCGTTCTTGCCGAAACTGCCCTCGCCATGCACTGCTGGGGTGAAAACCCTGTCGTCACCGCTAAGCTCCAACTTAACGGCCAAGACCGCTTCTCTGAACGTGAAGGTTCTTACTTCGACACTGTCCAACCTTACCAACACCACACACGTGCCCCTGATGCCGGTGTTAACGTCTACTCCTTCGCTCTTCGCCCCGAAGAACACCAACCTTCCGGTAGCTGTAACTTCTCCAGAATCGACAACGCTGTCCTTCAACTTGTCCTTTCTGCTAACACTGTTTCCAGCACTAAAACCGCCAAGGTTCGCGTTTACGCAGTCAACTACAACGTTCTCCGTGTAATGTCAGGCATGGCCGGAGTCGCGTACAGCAATTAAGCATCTTATTATGACTGCATTTAGCTGTTAATTATTAAAAAATTTATATAATAAAAAATTATAATTATATAAATTAATAAAACAATTCTATTGTTTCTATGGTCTTATCTGGAATATTTTCAATCCAATAATCAATCTGTAATTGTAATACAGAAATTCTAGCTTTCCATTCATCTATTTTACTTTTTGTAATTTGTAATACTCCATAACCATTCAATTTCCAACAAGATTTTATTTTTTTTCCAGCGTTATCAGCATAATCATCTGGATTAAATCGTATAAATACAATCGGTCTATGATTTAAATCTTGAGAAATCTCCATTAACCTTTTATTTTCACAAGAACAATCATAAGTATCGTGTTTATTTTCATCCACTTCTACGATTATAATATGACTACCCAGTTCTAGTAATAAATCTGGGCGTCTTTTACTACACCCATCTTCAATTCGTTTGTCAGCTATCCAACCAAAATCTGGAAATTTTTCAATAATTCGTTCTACAATATCTCTTTCTTTGGTTTTAAAATTTCTTGAAATTTCAATATCAGGACAAAAATGAATACAACAAGGTAAGCAATAACCATTGTATTTTTTAATACCTCTTGTTTCACATAAAGGTGCTTTGCACAATTCACTACCACCATGTATTTTACATCTTGAAGGTATTTTTCCACATGGACATTTTTCACAACATTTTATACAAACCACAATACTTTTACCGCAAGGACATAACTCTTTACTATTTGGATTACATATAGGACATCGTCTTCTACGTTTATTGTGTTCACATATAGATTTTCCTTTACAGTCAATGCAATCATTTTTATTTTTTCCACATTTGCATAAATCTGTTCCAGAACAACTTTTACATCTTTCTTTCCTTTTAGGTTTATCATTATGAGTTTCATCAAAACATATTCCATTTCCTTTGCATGGAATACAGTGATATCTTCTTCCTCCATGTTCGCATAAAGGTGTTGGTCCTCCCATATTATATATATTACTACATTTTATTTTTAATATATTAATTTTAATATATTAAATTCCTAAATATTCTCCTGTTCTTTTTTTAATCTTTCTTTTCGTCGTAAATAAGAAATACGATTATATTCTTTTTGTTTTTCAGGAGTAGCTTTGTAGTTAGTCCGTTGTTGGTAATCACTAACTCTTTTTTTATGTTCTTCTTTATGACTTTCGTAGTAATTTTTGTTTTTCAATAAATATTTATCAAGTTGTAATTTTAAAGTTGTAACTTCATTTTTAAGGGCCTCGTTTTCCTCTTCTAGAAGTCTAATTTTTTCGTCTTTATCCATTGTTATATAATTATATAAAAAATATTTATATAATTAATCAGTAAATGTTTAATGATAACCAATATAACAGGAAGGTTGTAAATCCAATAACAATTTTAGGTCATTACCGGATAATTGGTCAGGTAATTGTTTATTTAATGAATAAATAAAATTGTAATAATCCTGTTTGGAAATATAATATTTACCTCGGGAATATTCCTTTACTAATTCATAAGCATTTTGAATATTTATTGATTTTAAATAACATTGAAGTGGTTCTGCTAATACAATATAATTATTTAATTCTTGTTCGATCTTATTTATATTTGGTTTAATTTTGGAAACACCTTTTAAAATATTATTGAATGCGATAATAATATAACCAAATACAGAACCATAATTACGTATAACAGTACTATCAGTTAAATCTCGTTGCATTCGCGAAACAGGTAATTTGGAACTCATGAATTCAAGTAAACAATTCGCCAATTTTAAATTACCCTCGGCATTTTCAAATAAAATAGGGTTTACTTTATGTGGCATTGTGCTACTTCCAACTTCAGTTTCAACGACATTTTGTTGAATTAAATCTTTGCTAATATATAACCAAATATCTTGGCAAAAATCGATTAAAATAGTATTGATACGTTTTAAATGGTCAAATAATTTTGCTATATTATCATAATGTTCTATTTGTGTAGTATATTCTTGTTTTTTAATATCATGTTCCATTAAAAAGTCAGTAAAAACTGGTATCCAATCTATATCTCTATAAACAAATTTATGAACATTTGAATTACCATTCGCACCTCCAAACTTTGCAAAAAACTCGTATTTTAATAAATAATGATATTCAATATCTAACCTATCAACAAAAACTAACAATTCTTTATAAAATGTGCTGGGTGTAGCTAATTGACCGTGTGTATAAGTAGGAAATGATAGATTTTCATATGGTTCACCTAATTTATTTATTTTACGAATAATGTTACATATAAAGGGTATGTATAGGTCATGAATACAATCTTTTAACAATATCGCATAAGATAGACTGTTAATATCATTACTGGTCAATCCAAAATGAATAAAGGGTGTTAAATTATTCATATCTATTTTCTCGCATAACATACATTTTTTTTTGATAAAATATTCAATAGCTTTAACATCATGATTTGTTTCTTTTTCTATTTCTTTGATTAATAAAGCATCTTCTATGGAAAAATCATCATAAATATTTTTTAAGTATTTAATACAGTAAGGTGATGTAAAATCTTTTAAATTATCATTTATTGAATGCAATTTAAATATAAGTTTGATTAAATATTCAATTTCTACAAATATACGCTGTTTCATTAAAGCAACTTCTGAAAAATAATCGGATAATACGGATGTATATGACGAATATCTTCCGTCAATAGCAGATACCGCAGTTAAAGATGTTTCAATAGTGGACATTATATACTATATGTGTATTATTTTATATATTTTTAAAAATATAAAAAGAAGGTGTTTATATTTTTAATGGATACATATTTTGATAAAATATATATTATTAATTTGGATAAAGATGTAAAAAGAAAAAGTAATATGATTAGTCAAATGGTTAAACATAACATTCATAATTTTGTTTTTCAAAAAGCAACATCAGGTATTGATATAGATAAAAATGAATATATTAAAAATAAAGAATGGGCTTATCCCGGTAATAATTTTTGTAACATTAATAATAACTGTAGTTGTAGTGGTAAAGGGCATGAATTAAGTGTAAATGAACTAGCATTACATTTATCGCATTATCATATATGGAAAGATATTGTAAAAAATAATTATCAAAAATGTTTAATATTAGAAGATGATTGTATTTTTACAGAAAATATTAACACATTTAATAATATTATATCAAATATTCCAAATAATTGGGAATTATTATACTTAGGACATAGTAAAAAAATTAATGGTTCATACGGTAATAATTCAATAATAATTAATTCAGATTTTAATAAATTATTATATGGAATAAATGAAACACATATTTATGCAATAACTAATGATTGTGCGAATATTTTGATAAATAATATGTTACCTATAAGAGCAGCTGTTGATGGATATTTAGGACATTTTATGGTAACAAAAAAAGTATTATCAAATGTTTTTGTATCTCGTAATGATTATGGAATAAATGGAAGTTTATATGGTATGATGCCGTCAACTATGTGTGTTTCTAATAATATAATTAATAATAATACAGACAAAGTAAGTGTAATAATACCCACATATAATCGTTTCCAATATTTATTAAATGCTATTGAATCTGTACAAAAACAAAGTTATAAAAACATAGAAATTATAGTAATTAATGATTGTTCTACTGATAAACATTACTATAACCATGAATGGAATGACGTAATAATCATACATCTTCAAAAAAATAGTAAAGATATATTTGGATATGGTTGTGCAGGATATGTACGTAATGAAGGATTAAAAGTAGCAACCGGTAAGTATATAGCATTTTGTGATGATGATGATATTTGGTTTCCAAATAAATTAGAAATACAATTAAAAGCTATGGAAGAAAATAATTGTTCTATGTCTTCTACAGATGGTATTGAAGGAGTTGGTGAATATGATGTAAATCAGAGTTATAAAAAGTATAATGCAGAACTTCATTATAATACTTTACAAACTATTTATAAACACAAAAATTCAAAGTTATTAGAAAATGGTTTTCCAAAAATATGGGATTATCAATTTCTTCAAATTCATAATTGTATGATAACAAGTTCGGTAGTTATTGAGAAAAAAATATTGGATTTAATAAATAATTTCAAAAATATGCGTCCTCCGGGTGAAGATTACGAATGTTGGTTACGAGCGTTGCAATTTACAGAGAGTGTGTATGTAGAAGATGTTTGTTTTTATTATAATGCGGCAAATTATATTAATTAAATAACATTTTCTAGGGTTTTTCTTGATAGGTTTTTCTTGATAGGTTTTTCTTGATAGGTTTTTCTACTTTCTCTGCTTCTTTTTGTTTCTCTGGATCAATAATGTCTTCTATATTTTTTTCCAAATTGCACCTTCACTCCAATCCACGTAAAGCACTTGCAGGAGAACAATCATATCCTATAGTTAAAAAATTATAATAATCCATTTATATTATAAAAAGAGAAAATGCATGTTTTTCAAGAAAAAAAAGTCACTGGTTTTTTAAAAATGGACATAAAATTCTTGTCCATTTTTTTATTATGGCAGACACTTTTTTTTTGAAAAAACACACTTTTTGAGTTTTGCCTGAAAACGCTTTAAAAACTAAAAAAATAATTTCGATTTGTTACTGAATTTTTTTTTATTATTTTGTCAGAAAACAATTTAGGCGTTTTTTTTGTTATCATTTTATATAGAAAAATGATAACAAAAAAACGCCAAAAAACGCCGAAAAAAATCACATGTGAAAAATGCAACTTTATATGCAGTAAATCATCAGACTATAATAGACATTTATTGACTGCAAAACATAAAATGATAACAAATGATAACCAAAAAACGCCAACTGATATTACATCATATAATTGTGTTTGTGGTAAAATATATCAGTTTAAATCAGGATTATCCAGACATAAAAAAGTATGTTTGTTTGAAGAAAAATTAGAAGAAAAAATGGAAGAAAAATTAGAA